CTTCCATCGCCATTAAAGCTATCAATGGCAAATGTTGCTGAAGTTGGCGAGTTTCCGATATAAGCCAATTTTTAATCCTTGTATTTACAGTTGTGATGTTCTATTTATAAGTTACTTTATTAATTAATTTCGGCCCATTGCCAAGCGAAAAAATCAAACTTGTAATTGCCCTCTGGTCGAATGGGCGTGTCTTTCCAGTTATTATCTGCACCGCACCAAAAGGTAAAAATGTGTTGAGTGAGTTTGGCTTCATCAGGCTCGGGGCGTGGAATTGGAGGTTGCATAGTGCAAGTGGTTTCATCCAGCGTCCAAGCAGACCAATTAGAAGCCTGCTCACGAGAATTAAATGCCGTAATAACTTCCTGTTGTTTTGCGGTCTTTTCTTCAGCGGTCATGGGCCTAACATCCCAAACATCTTTCCATCGACCATCAATCTTTTGGTATACGGGCTGACCAGAAACCACTTCGTAAACGCCGGGTAGAGGCCGTTCAATTCGATCAAATGGTTCCCAATTAGACGGGACTGACCCAAAGGCTTGAATGAGATTATCCTCAAACGCTGGATGATTTACGGTCTGGTTGTTTTCAACTTGAATGTAGAGATTCATTATTCATCAGCCGTTCTAGTTGATGGAAATGAGCGAACGCAACCGGGCCAAATGATGCGGATTGCGCCAACAGCACCGGAGCCGTTGCTGCCGTCAGCAGCACCACCTGCACCGCCGCCATGATCACCGCCATTTACGCCGTTTAATGGGTTATTATATTGCGAGTTTGCGTTACTACCTTTTGTGCCGCCAGAGCCGCCTCCGCCTCCAGTACACGCTGTACTTTTACAACCTTTAGCGCCATTTGCGCCTTGCCCTAACAGCCCTACACCGCCACCACCGCCCCCGGTTATATAAAAGGGGCAGCCGGCCACGCTTCCGCCCGTGCCGCCGCCGCCCCCACCACCAGAACCTGCGTTACCATCTCTTTTTTGAGCTGCCGGCGCCTGATTACCGCCAGCTCCGCCATTTCCAGAATAACCACCAGCTCCTCCCCCGCCGCTGGCGTAGCCGCTTCCTGCGTTTCCGCCGTCACCCCCACCAATAGAACCTGCAATTGTGGAACCTTGTCCACCGGCACGACCAGAGACTTGACCACCCTGAGCATAAACCGTGCAGATATTTATAAAATAAGAATCGCCGCCGTCTGTTGCGGAGGCGCCGCCAGCACCAACTGCCACTGTATAAGACGACCCGGGTGTTACTGTGTGGTTATTCTTGTAACGCAAACCGCCGCCACCCCCGCCCCCATTGCTTGATGTTCCGCCAGAACCGCCACCAACAGCAACTACAGAAACAGATGTAACTCCTGATGGTGCAACCCATGAGTAAGAACCAGCAGATGTATAAGCTTGTTGTCCTGGAGGAGTAACAATTGCTCCTCCTCTTTTCTTGCTAGATATTCTAGGTGATCCTGAAAACTCTCTTAAAAGTGGCATTAGAAATAACTCGCAACTGAAGCAAAAATGTTATATGTTGGTGTGGCTGCCGTCTTAATGATTGTAAATGAATAAATGTCGGTATTTGCAGCTGTTCCTGATGTTGGTGCTCCACCTTGCCATTTTGGAGTAACTGCACTTCCATCTACCTGATATACACTAATATATTTTGCTGTAGAACTGTTTGGAACTATAATTACAAATGAAGCGGTATTTCCAACAGGAACTCCATCTAATCCCGTAAAGTTAACGGTACTGTTTGCTGAAGAATTAGCCGTAAACACCACAACAGGTGCGCTAACATTGACTGTGGTAGTTGCACCCATAAGCGTTGTTACATTGGCAGATTCAAGTGTTGTTCCTAAAAACGATGTGGCACCACCTAAATTAAGGTTTCCAGTTGTTACGGTAGCAACCAATAAATTGCCACTGATTTGACCAGTTCCAATTTTATCACCCGTAATGGTGGAGTTTACCAACTTAGTACCAGTAATGTTTGCTGTTACAAGCTTATTATTGTCAACGGTGCCATCAAGAATGTCAGCTGCTATAACGGTTCCTGTTGCTATTGCATCTGAGGTTACAGCATTATTTGCAATAAGTCCGGCTTCTATTTTTGTTAACGGCATTTTTTTTCTCTTCGTTAAAAATTATTCAGTTGGCGCTACTGGCCAAGTAATGTTAAACGGATCATTCTGTGTTGTAATGTCTCTAAGTGCTTGACGATATGTTGCCCATTCAGTTGCCATTGGCGTCCCTGTATCAGCTGCACGGCTTGTCATCCAATCTGTTTCTTTTAGCTTATTGTCTCTTGTATTGCGAACAGAAGCCCATTGATCAGCATTTCTTTTTGCAAGATATTCTGTTTCTTGTTCAGCTTTTGTTTTTGTAACATTATTTTCATCAGTTATATCACCAGTAAAAAGGTCAACAACTTCCCAATTTTCAATCCAGCGGCCTTGCCCATCTTGGACAACACCATTTTTACGAATGGTTTTAAGTGGATCGGTATTGGATGGTTGTGGAGCAAAGAAAACAGGATCAACCTGTAGGAACTCAAAAACGGCTTGGTCCCATACGGCTGGAAATGATGTGTTGGAATTTCTACGGCGAAGCTCACCTTGGCTTACAACTTCACCGGTTTCTCTAATTCTAAAATCTGACATATAGTATCCTTGAATTCGGATGTTAGATTGTTTTCTCTAACTTTTTATTTAGGCGATTGCTAAGAAAATGTAGGTTGCATTATTGACGTTAGCGTTTATTGTTGTTTGGTTTACTGTAAAACTGGTTGATGTAATGTCTACCCAATCTTCATTTGTAACCTCGGCAGCAGTAGAGTTTAGTCGCAAGTAAGGGTCGTTACCAGCAACTAAGCCACGAGCAGAATCACTCACAATCCAATCGCCAGTAGAGTCAGTCCTTTTTACGAGGATGAACCGGGGCTGGAAGTTTGTGGTGACGGTTACAGATGAACCGTTGCCTGTGTAGCTCCCCACCTTGCTCACGCCGGATAAGGAGGCAAAGAGGTAGGCAACGTATGTGCGCCCACTGCCGCCAGTTTGCCCATTACTACCAACAGTAAAGACAGACGATGTTGGTGCGGTGTCGTTCCATATTGTTGAAAAAGTCTGCGCCTGATCTGTGGTGTTCAACCATTGGTATTTGGTTGCGCCAGAAGCAGCGCTGTATACAGCCCAGTCTGTGACTGCCGTATTCCTGCTTTTTACAATCATCAACTCAGGCACAACACCTAAGTTATGGCTGACTGTTGTTGCTGAACCAGTGCCCGTATAGCAGACAATATCAAAGAAGCCGGGGGCGCGGCGAAACATTGGGTATGATCTTTTATAATTATTTCCAGAAGAAGTAACTCTTACTGTTATATTTGAATCCCAAGCTCCATCACTAACAGTTCCCTCTGCACCACCAGTATTTGATTCCAATTTCTTATTTGCGCCTCTCAGACGGTCAACCCACTGCCACTGTGTTGTTGCGCTGATGTTCTCAGCGTTCATAACAAGATCGACAGGGAACCCAGCAGTTTGTGCCGTATCAACACCTGTAAATGATGTTACTGCAAACACACTCGTCCCACTCGTAGGAGTCTTCATCGGCCCACGGCGAATGGCGATGTAGATGAATGTGTCGTTGTTTCCAAGATTAAAAGTGCCGCTTAAACTAAATCCAGTCGCAGTAGGAAAAAAGAAAGGACTTCCGGTGTATAAATCCTCTGCTTGAACAACGTTTGGATAAAGTTGCGCCTGCTGTAATTGCGCCCATCCACGCATAGTGTCATAACAAACCCAGCTTTGAGTGGCACTTGTCTTCTTCATCAAGATGTACTGTGGCTCATACCCAAGCGAAACAGTTGCATTACCGCTTCCATCAGTTGTAAACGACCCACACGAAATCACGTTATCCGAGCCAGCATTACCAAAGCCACCTGCGTCATGGGCGAATAGGTAGGCAACGTAGGTGCTACCACTTCCATTAACCCATCCGTCATTTCCTAAAGTAAAAACTGTGCTTGTTGGATCGGTATTATTCCAGTAACCAGCATACGGGCCTTCAACTTGCTGAGTTGAATTAAGAATTAAATATGATTCTTTGGCTGTGTACCCTGCTTTTGCTGCAGAACGATGATAAACCGCCCAACTGTCTGTTCCACTTGTTTTTTTAACAATGATGCAACCCGGCACAGAGCCAAGATTATGGCTGATAGTGCGGTTGGAGCCATTACCAGTATAAGTAACTATGTCAAAGAACTTCTTTGCTTTTCTGAAGGTCCATGAAACGATAGTATTTCCGTTTCTGTTATATGAATTAAAATTTTGAACTGAGCCTACCGTAAACCCGTTTGAGTTAAATGACACAAGATCGTTGCTAGCACTGCTTGTATATTGAGCATCAGTGAGATCAGAGCCAATCGTGTAAGCACGACCTCTAGCTGTGTCAACCAATGCGTGACTATAAATACCAGCATCTCTGATTTTGCACCACACCAACCCACCCTCACCAGACAGGTCTATGTTATTGGTAATTGTTTGGGATGAACCAGTACCCGTATACAAGAATGTACTAAAGACATCCTCAACATAGACTTTTTCACCAGCACCCGCTGCACCCATTTGCAATAATTTAGAACTAAACGGCATTACTTACCCCGTATAACCAATAAGTGTTGATCCTCGCCAGGTGCTTCCGGTATTTGCTGTTGAAAAGATCACCAAATCTTTTCCTGATGAGGTTAAAGTTGGTGCTGTGTTGGCAGGCCATTTAACTGCTGCTGGCCAATTGATTGTATATGTTCCACCGTTTGTTAGTTCAATGACAAATGATACATCCCGAGTAGTAGGTGTTCCTTCAAATACATATGTTGTAGTTCCTGCCGGTGAATGAACAAAGTAATTTGCTAATGCTACATTAATTGTATTACTTGAGGTTGCAAGGGTAACCACATTCATTGAAACACCACCAAATACATCAAAAGTTGTATTTGCAATTATTGTGGTATTTCCAACTCTTGCTTTACCAGAAACTGTAAGATCACCAGTTACATTGTTAAGTGAAAGGGCCACATTGGCTGCATATGAAAGTCGCCCAGCAGTATCAACAGTAATTACAGGTATATTTGAAGTGCCACCGTAATTACCAGCAGAAACACCAGTTGTTGTAAGTGTATTTGAACCAAGAGTATTTGCTACAACATTATTTGCACGGATAACATCAGCTGCTATCTTAGCACCAGTTACAGAGTTTGCTTGAAGCATTACTGCTGAAATTGTATCGTCTGACGGAATAACTCTTGTAATTACATTATTTCGATATGTTACAAGAATGTTATTTGTGCCAGAAGATGGTGCTTCGGTAAAAGTAAGAGTTGTTCCGCTTACTGTGTATGCATCGCCAGATACGGTACTTTGTTGAACATTATTTACAAGAACTTCAAGATCTTGAGTATTCGTAACCTCACGGGTTAGCGTAAAGTTTACCGTTGAACCATCACCGCTATATACATCAGTTTTAGCTGCGTAAAGTGCAGTCGTTGGTGTGTTACCAAGGTAAGACATTAACTAATCTCCAGAACAGATGCAATAATATCACAATTTGCAGATGCAGACACACTTAAAATATCTGTGGCTTCAAGAACAAGTTTTTGATTACCGCCAATTGGCACAAGAGAACCGCCAACTGGTACTGTTGCTTCTTTGACCAAAAAGTAGTTTATACCACCAGAATTGACAAAAACATTGGCCGTAGCCGTTGAAGTGGTCATGTTTGCAATTGTCATTCCAATCACAGTTGCTTGAACACTTGCTCCAGCAGTAAAAACATTCTGTGTGGTCGTGTTTGCGTTTTTTACAAAATAATTTTTAAAGGTATTAGGCATGAATATTCCTTGTGATCTCTATTTATCTATTTATCCCAGTGCAATTGCAAAGGCTATTGATTGATCGGATATAGAATTGGCAGCCAAAAAGGCAGCATTTGCTTGATTAAAAGCAAGTGTTGTATTAGCAGCAACAAAAGAAGCTGGCTGCTGAACAACAACATTGCCAACCATACCAGCATGGTTTGAACATTGATAAACATAGGTAGAACCAATGATATCAAAAGGAACTTTCCAGTATAGTGTTCCTGCTACTTGCCCTTGTGCTGAAGAACCTGTGCTTACTGTTCCATTGTTTGCAACATGAGTGAGGCCAGTGTTATAATTTGATCCACCTGATGAGACACGAATCATAAATGGATGACCGGTAATGCCATTTAAATGAAATGCTATGGTTTCTCCACCAGACACATAGATTGATGGATTATTTCCAGAGTATTGGTCAATTAGATAAGCAGAAGAACCACTATTTGTAATAGTTAATCTTGTTACAG